ATGAGCCAAACCGAAGAAATCGTCTATCTGCAGACGGAAGATATACACCCATACTCGAAGAACCCACGCCAGAACGAAAAGGCGGTTCCATACGTCGCAAATTCTATTCGCGAGTTTGGTTTCAAGGTTCCAATTGTCGTGGACGAAAGCCACACAGTAATTTGTGGCCATACCAGACTAGCAGCGGCGAAGAGCCTCGGACTGGAAGAAGTACCGTGTATCATTGCAACCGACCTAACGCCGGAACAAGTACAAGCGTTCAGATTGGCGGACAACAAAGTGGCAGAGATTGCAGAGTGGAACGAAGAGTTGCTGCAGGACGAGCTGGACGATTTAAGCGACATATTCGACATGTCGGACTTTGGTTTTTTCGATGGCCTAGACCAGGAAGAAGAACCGGAAGCGTACGAGGACGACTACGATCCAGAATTGACAGCCACACCGAATGCGGTGCTTGGCGACATATACCAGTTAGGCGAACACAGACTGATGTGTGGTTCCAGCACAGACGCAACAGACGTCGAGCAATTGATGAATGGTGAAGTTGCAGATTTATGCATAACAGATCCACCGTACAACGTCGACTACGAGGGCGAAGCAGGCAAGATTATGAACGACAAGATGGGCGATGCGAATTTTTATCAATTCCTTTATGACTTTTACGGAAATATGCTTGTCGCATTAAAGCCAGGAGGAGCGTTTTATATTTTCCACGCCGACCGTGAGGGTTCGAACTTCCGTGTCGCATTAAAAGATGCAGGAGGCCAGGTTAAGCAATGTTTGAACTGGGTAAAAAATAACCTGGTACTCGGACGCCAGGACTACCAATGGAAACACGAACCGTGCCTTTATGGTTGGAAAGACGGAGGCGCACACTTCTTTATTGACGACCGAAAACAAACAACCGTCATCGAGGATAGGCCGAACCTGCGTGAAATGACAAAAGCGCAGTTAATTGATTACATTAAGGCGCACCAGGACGATGGACACGCGTCAACGATCATTCACGAGGACAATCCAGAAGCAAGCGACCTGCATCCAACAATGAAGCCGATTAAACTGGTCGGCCGATTAATGGCAAACAGCAGCAGCCAGGGCGAAATTGTTGTGGACTTCTTTGGAGGTTCCGGTTCGACGCTGATTGCTGCGGAGCAATTAAAGCGTAAGGCCTACTTGATGGAGTTAGATCCACGCTTTGTTGATGTGATAATCGACCGCTGGCAGAAGATGACCGGCAAGAAAGCGAAACTTCTAAACGAAGAAACAAACCCAAACAGAAAAAAGAAATAAACAGGAGGTACAGCAGAGCGGAGGTGAGAGAAACACATGGGAAGAAAGAAAGTCAAAATTGATTATGACACCGTGAAGAACTTAGCCAAAATCTGCTGTACACAGGAAGAGATAGCGAGCGTTCTGGGCTGTAGCGTTAAAACCCTACAACGTAGAAAGCAATTCAACAAAGCGTACCAAGACGGCTTGAACGACGCCAGGGCGAGCCTGCGACGGCTGCAATGGAAGTCGGCCGCCAGCGGAAACATAACCATGCAGATTTTCCTCGGTAAAAACCTATTAGGCCAACGTGACCGGTTTGCAGAGGATGAGCGCTCCGAGGATAAAGAAAAGGTAACAATCATCAACGACTTGCCGCAGGAGCCACAAAACGAAGCACCAGAGCCGCAGGAAGAACAACGGTCGAGCAATTCCACCACCCAGGCAGGAAACGCGCCAGAAACGCACGGAAACGAGCAACAGCAGGAGGGTGAGAATTGATGGCAGGAATTACAGACACACCAGGAAAAGTGGTGAGCATTCGAGAAATCATAATCCCTGCATATTACAGCACGTTCAACGCCAGCAGGACATACACGCATAAGATTTTCGACAGCGGCCGTGCAGGAACAAAGTCCAGCAGGGCAGGCATTAAAGCGATTTACAAAATCATAAGTGATCCACATTGCTCGGTTGTGGCATTGAGAAAGCACCACAACAAGTTAAAGAAAACGATTTATAAAGAAGTTCTGCGAGCCATTGGTCGTTTAGGCCTAAGCAAAAAGGACTTCAAGATAACAGTTTCACCGATGGAAATCACGTACAAGAAATATGGAACCACGATATATTTCACTGGATCCGACGGCATAGACGATACAAAGGGTATCATCGACGAAGAGAACCCAATCAAACTTGTAATAATTGACGAGTTGACGGAGTTCTTCGACGACGGCGACGGCGAGGACGAATTGATGAACATTGAGGCAACATTCGTCCGCGGAAACAGCGACGAGTTCACAATGGAGTATTATTTCAACCCACCGAAGAACCAGAAAGCACCGATAATGCAATGGGTTGATAAGATGTGCCGCCGACCAGATACAATCCGCATTCACACAACATTCAAAGATGTACCGGTTAAGTGGCTCGGTAAAAAGTTAATAGATAGCGCCGAAGAGTTGCGCCGTAATGATGAAAAGATGTACCGCTGGGTTTGGTTAGGCGAATGCGTCGGAATTGACGACGTAATATATTACATGTTTGAACCAGAGCGGCACGTTAGTGACCGATTTAACTGGGCGGATATAGCCTACATAGGCATAGGCGTCGACTATGGCCAGAAGAACGCGACGACATACCAGGCGTTCGGCTTGGATATGAAGAACCGCAAGCTGCGAGGAGTAGGCGAGTACTGGCACAGCGGAAGAGATACAGGAAAGCAGAAAAGCCCGAGCGAATACGCGCAGGACTTCAAGGCATTTAAGGAACGCCTGGAAAGCCCACAGCCAGCAACGTACGAGGCGGCAGTTGAGCTGCAGCATAACCCAGAAGCAAACACACCAACGACCAGGAAGAAAGTGACAGATGTGTTCATAGATCCATCTGCACAGGGCCTGGCCGAAGAAATCAGACGTTTGTGTCCGGACGTTATGATCCACAACGCGAAGAACGACGTAGCCGTCGGAATACAACGAGTTAGCAAATTATTAAGCCTGCAGGCCATGACATACCACCCAACACAGAAGAACCTGCAGGAAGAAATGTATTTATATCAATACGACGAAAAGTCAATCGAGGCAGGAAAAGAAGTTCCAGTTAAGGTTGACGACCACGCATGCGACGCGCAGCGATACCTGGTAATGGGTTACTGGCGACGCATGGCCGCCATTTTGCCAGGGCTGGCACTTGGCGATAAAAAGGAGGCAAGCGAAGAATGAATATTCAAAACACAACAGAAACAACGCTGGAGATTGCAGAAAGAAAACTGGTAACAAACGAAAGCGATTGTCTAACGGCCGTGCGCGGCTTCATTAAGCAGGTTCTAAACCGCGACGTACTTGCGACGGAATACCACGGATATATAAGTGAGTGGTTACTTTGGTACAAAGGCAAAGTCGAAAGTTTCCACACATACAATCACTTCAACGGCCACAGATACAAGAAATGCAGCCGTTTCAGTTTAGGATTGCCGAAGCAAATTTGCGAGCAGTGGGCGTCATTGCTTTACAATGATAAAGTTTGTTTCAATCTGGACAGCGACACGAAAGCAGGAAGTGCAGAGTTTGACGATAACGCCATATTAAAGGAGATTTTAGAAAAAAATAAATTCTCGGTTAAGTTTAGCAATCTTGTCGAAATGTACATGGCATTAGGAACAGGAGCAACAACGGAATATAAGGACGCAAAAGGAAACGTTAAAATCAATTACATTTACGCACCTATGATATTCCCGCTGGAAGTAGAAAACGGCGAAATTGTGAGCTGCGCGTTTGGATCATACACCGGCACCGAATACTTCGTGGAGGTACACCAGCGCCAGGCGAACGATACGTACAAAATCAACAATTATCACTTTGTAGAGAAAGCAAGCGAAAGCAGCAAGTACGAAGTTATCCAAAAAGACGGCGTCGTAGATGAATACATTTCAGATGTTAAAATGTTCCAGATTTACACACCGAACATTAAAAACAACATCTCCATTTTTTCACCGTTCGGAATTTCCGTTTATGGAAATGCGCTGGACGAAATAAAGACAGCAGACCTCGTGTACGATAGTTTTAAAAATGAGTTCTTGTTAGGAAAGAAAAAAATCTTCCTACGCGAGGGTGCGGTTAATTACAAGATCATTACAGACGAAAAAGGGCAACCACAGACGGTGCCTATTTTTGATGAGAACGAAACCGAGTTCTTTGCAATCCAGGACGTAGACGGTGACGACGGAAAGCAAAAACTAATAGAAGAAAGCAATCCGCAGCTGCGCGTCCAGGAACACACAGAGGGCATGCAGACAGCGCTAAACACAGTTGGCAAGGCCGTAGGGTTTGGCCTTGATTATTTCACGTTCAAAGGAAACGGAACGTACCAGAACACAACGCAGATCATATCCACGAAGAGCGAATTATATACAAACATTAAGCAGCACGAAAAGGTACTGGATAGCGCGTTGAAAGATTTAATCAAAGCGGTTATGTATTTGCGCAATAACGCGACGTACGAAAAAGACATCACTATCGACTTTGACGACTCTATCGTAGAGGACAGCGCAGAAGTTAAGCGTCAGGCATTGCTGGAGTTAAACGCAGGAATAATCGACAACGTTCAATATTACCAGGACGTTTATAAGATGACCAAAGAGCAGGCTATTAAGTTTGACGAGGAAATCCGCAACAGAAAAGCAGCTGCAGAACCAGCGGAGCCGCTGGTTGATGAAGATAGCGACGAAGAGTTCATCACGACCGGCAGACAGACAGCAGGCCGCGAAGAAGAACAAGCAGCGGAAGAAAACGAGCCGGTTAAGAACCCAATCAAGGAAGCAATTAAAAAGCCGGCAGATATTATCGACCAGGAGGGCGCAAAACAAGCGCGTGGAGGCCTCATTCGCATTAAGACGAAGAAGTAGCCACAGGTGACGAGAAATGCTAACAGATAAGCAAATAGAGGCCCTGTGCGAAGAGTTGGTGGCCATTTACAACAGAATGGAAATGCAACTATTCAAAGACGTAATAATGCGGTTCCAAACATACGAGGAAGCAACCGGAGCGTTGAAGTGGAACTTGAACCAACTTGAAGAGTTGGGTTTATTAAACCGCCAGGCAGTCGAAACGATATCCAAGTATTCTGGACGAGGCAAAGAAGCCATCCGAGAAATGCTGAAGAAAGCGCAGTTCGCAAATTTTGATAAGGACGACCTGCAGGAAGCATATAAAAGCGGCATGATCCAACTAAGCATGGAGCAGCTGCAGAAGTTGCCAATCGTTAAGCAGTTACAAAATGCGGCATATAAAGGCTTTGTCAACGACACGATCAAGTTGATAGAAACAAAGGCCCTGGAGTCCACGAAGCAGGCATATATGACGGCACTGAACCAGGCATATATTGAAAGCGCCAGCGGCACGTACAGCCATAACCAGGCAATCACACGAGCAATCGAAGCAATGGCCAAACATGGCATATACGGAGCAACGTACAGGCGCGAGGATGGCACAATCCGACGCATGAGCATAGAGGCCGTAGTCAGACGCGACGCAATCAGCGCCAGCACCAGGCTGGCCAATGACACAATGGCAATATGCGCAGAAGAGATGGGCGCCGAATATGTCGAAACAACTTCACACCTGGGCGCCAGGATAGGCGACGGCCAACATGACCACACAAACCACGCCTGGTGGCAGGGCAAGGTTTACGCATTACACGGCAAAGGGAGCGCAGAAGCAAACGAGGCCGTGGGATATGAAATTCAAAACTTTGCAGATACCACAGGTTACGGCGAAGTTGACGGCATAGGCGGCGTTAATTGCCGGCACCGTTTCTTTGCATTCTTTCCAGGGATAACAACCCAGGCGGCGGAGCATTACGACGAAGAAAAGAACGCGGAAATATACCAAGCAACGCAGAAGCAGCGCAGGCTGGAACGTAATATCCGTCGTTGGAAGAAAGTACGCGACGCCATGAAAGCGATGGAAGATACACCAGAAACAATGGCGGCTGCAGATAAGGCGCAGCAGCACATTGATAAATTAAGTCAAATATTGGAAGCGCACTGCGACAAGTACGAATTAAGAAGATCATCCGCAAGGGAGCAATACAAGTAAGAAAAGACAGGAGGAAAACACCATGAGCAAAGACAACGAAGAAGCCGGCGTGTGGCGATATATAAACGGCCATCCTGTTTTTATTAAAAACAAAGTTCCAGCGGACGCTTTAAAGGCCGCAATAAAAGAACACTACGCGGCCAAAGGAAATAATGAATATAAATTGAAATACTGCACTGACAGTATGGATAGATGGGTTATTACTAAAAATTCAGAGTATCAAAAGGCAGAGCAGCTGCCAGTTATTGACGGTGAATTTGAGTTTATGGGAGAAAAGTACAAATATATCCCAAGAACTAATTTCTTTGACCATAAACCGGAAGAAATCGACATACTTAATAACATAGCGAAAAATTATGGAATTAAAGTCCAGTTGATACCAAAAATAAATATTCCAAACGGAATAAGTACACCAGATGCATTTTTTATATGGAGAAATGGCATTCCGGAAAGATGGGATCTAAAACGAATTTCAGGAAACGGGAAAAATACGATTATTAATTCGGTTTTGTATAAAGAAAGACAATCGCATAAATTTTTATTTTATATTAAACCAGAGTGCAAGTTTTCTAACAAAGAAATAGCACAATACGCAGATAACATATTCAGATATCCAAACACACAATTCGTTGATGAAATTGCAGTAATGCGTGAAGGAAAGATTGAAATCGCATTAAAGAAAAAATAAAAAAACAAGCAAACTCTGGCTGACACGCAATTAAGCGATAAAGGGTGCCACAGCTTGCTTGTATCCACATTAAACACCAAAAAAAGAAAAAATACAAGTCGCAAGAGAAATCTTGCTTTTTATTTGCAAAATAGGTGAACACGTCTGTGGTGGCCGTTAAACGCAAACACAGGCGACACATAGAAGCAGAACAATGTTCATACAAGATAGGGAACGCACGGCCGCGAGAGCGAACGGACGGAACCAGACAGGAGGAGAAAATGAACGGAACAGAAAACACAACAGCAACAAACGCAGCAGAGAACCAGGAAGTCGAAAACACAGCAGGAGCAGAAGTTGCAGCGCAAGAAAATGCGACAGCAGAAGCACAGCAAGGCAGCCAACCAGCAGAAGAAGAAAGCCAGAGCGCACAAGAAAGCGCAGGACAACCACAGAATGCAGCTGGAGCAAGCCAGGGCCTGGATGAGTTTTTGAATTCAAACAAAGCGTTCAAAGCAGAGTTTGACCGTCGAGTTGCAAAAGCAATCGACACGTACAAGCAGAACCACAGCGGAACGCAGCAGAAGCCAGGCGTAGACGAGGTGGCCGTGGGTTCATCATCCGAGCAGAAGTCCGAGAACATTAAACCGGAACAAGAAGCAACAGGGAACGACAATCCAGATCCAGAAACAGCAGCACCAGAAAAGCCGAACGATATCGGCGCATTGATTGCGGCAGAGGTCGAAAAGGCAACAAACAAAATCAAGTTCGAAACATGCTTGCAAAGAACAATGGAAAAAGCAGGCATTAAAGACACGATCGGTTATCTGGCGCATATCGACGTCGAAGATTTAAGAGCGCATTATGACGCGAAGAAAGACACAATCGACGGTTACGAAACTGTAGAGGAAGAAATGAGAAAGTCATATCCGCATTACTTCGCTACCGGAACTGCAACAGGCGCGGCGCATGGAACATTCGAGAAAGAAAACAATGCACCGTTGTCATTAAGAGAAGCATTAAGTGCCGCAATAAACGGCAAACGCTAAAAATTAAAAATAAGAAAGTAGAGGAAAAAATAAAATGCCAATTACACTAGCAGAGTCAAAAGTAGGAATGCGTGACAAAGTTGCGCAAACAGTAGTAGATGAATTCCGTCGTTCAAGTTTCTTGCTTGATCAATTAGTTTTTGATAACGCGGTTTCACCAGCGACAGGTGGTTCAACATTAGTTTATGGATATACAAAGTTGATGACTCCATCAACAGCGTCATTCCGTGCGTTAAATTCTGAATACACAAAGAACGAAGCAAAGCGCAAGGAAGCAACAGCAAAGCTCGCTATTTTCGGTGGCGCGTTCTCGCTTGACCGCGTTATTATCGAAACAGCAGGCGCGGTTGACGAGTTAGACTTCCAGGTTAAGCAGAAGATTGAAGCAGCACGTAACCTTTTCCACTGGGCGTTAATTAACGGCGATAACACAAAGGATAATCAGTTCGACGGCTTGGCGAAGATGTTAAAGGGAACATCAACAGAAATCGCAGCAACAGGAATGGACCTCTCCACAACACAGAAGATGACAGACAACGCAGACGCGTTCCTTGACACATTAGACGCATTTATGTCAAACCTAGAAGGTAAGCCAACAATGCTTTTAATGAATTCTGTTATGTTAACAAAGATTAAGGGTATCGCACGTCGCAAGGGCTACTATTCCAGAGTTGAGGACGCATTTGGTCGCCCGGTTGATTGCTGGGATAATATCCCAATGATTGACCTCGGTAAGTTCTACGACGGCGTGAAGAACAAGACAGTTGACTGTATCGAAATCGCAGAACCAGCAGGAACAACATCCATTTATGCTGTAACACTTGGCCTTGACGCATTACACGGCGTTACACCAAGAGGCGACAAGATCATCAGCACAAACCTTCCAGATTTAACACAGCCTGGAGCAATTAAGACAGGTGACGTTGAAATGGTTGCTGCCATTGCTTTAAAGAATTCTCTAAAAGCCGGCGTATTAACAGGTATCAAAGTTAAGTAATTAACCGCAACATAACAAAAAGCAAAAGCAGGCCTCCAGGTGAGCGCCTGCTTGCTTTCTTTTAGAACGGAGGAATAAATGCAATTTGTAGATTTTGAATATTACAAAAACAAATTCAAAGGTTCGCTGCAGGAGGATGAATTCAACCAACTAGCACGCGAAGCCTCCGCAATCGTCAACAGATTAACCATGCGCAGAATTAACGCAGACGCGCTGCAGGGCCAACCATACGAAAAAGACGTAAAGGACTGCACGTGCGCGGTTGCGGAAAAGATAGAAGAAATGCAGCGAAAGGAAGAAGCGGCAAAGATTGCGTCAGAAACAATCGGCCCGCATTCCGTCACATTCAGAAATGAAGCGAAAACGACCGAAGCAGAAAAGCAAATCGAATATAAGCGAGTTGTTGAAATTTATCTGTTTGGAACAGGCCTGCTTTATAGAGGGCTTGGTTGCACATGCTGACAAACAAGATAGTTGAAATGTTCCCACACACATGCACGATTTACCACAAACACGGTGACGATGAATATACGCGTCAGGTTTTGGAGGGCGTATTCTGGTACGGCCCACAACTGCTAAAATTAAGCGGAAAAGGCGTCGAAGCGACGACCAACACAACGGTTATTATTCCGAAAGAGATAGCAGACACGGCAGAGATTGCAGAAGGTGATTACGCCGTAAAAGGTACAGGCCCAGAGATAACGAGCATGCGAGAGTTGGAACAATACGAAACAATTACAATTAGTTCGATTAGCACGAATTACTGCGGACGGCCAAACGATAACAAGGTGATAACCGGTGTCTGATGATAAATTGATGACGGTTGATATATCCGGAATAAGAGCTGCAACGTCAAACCTAACAAGGACGTTAGGGTTAGAACCGGACGGCCCAGCGCAAAAGTTCTTTACACAAGAAATGATGCGTCAAACGGATAAATATGTGCCAATGGATACTGGCATGCTTGCAGGAAGCGCACAGAGGTTTATGGAACCGGACGCCGTAGTTTATTACGCACCATACGCGCAATATTTGTATTACGGCAAATTGATGGTAGATCCTGAAACATTAAAGGGCGCGTTCCATGATGAAGAAAACAACATGTTCTGGTCAAGACCAGGCGTGCCAAAAATTCTGGATCCAGACGGCAGAAGCTTGCAATACGACACGTCAAAGCACCCACTCGCAGGGCCTATGTGGGCCGAACGTTCGTGGGCCGACAACGGCGAAAAGATAACTGCAGAAGTCGAAGAATTTATCATGCGGAGGTACATAAAATAAAATGAGCAAACCGGAAAGCATTGTCGAGGCAATTAAGCAATATTTTGATGAATGCCCACTGATTAAGAAGATGGGAGCGAAAACAAAGGTGGAGTTCTTAAAGGACGATACGCGTTCGTTCAGCATTGAAACAGTACCAGGGCCGTCAGTTATTGAAAATTACCTGGACGGCGTATCAGAGCGCCAATATCGTTTCAACTTGGTCGCACGTTTCAATTATTCGGAAGAGGCGCGCATGAATATCGAAAACAGCCGGTTCTTTGAAGAACTGGCCGCATGGATTGAAAAACAAAGCGACGAAGAAAGACTCCCAGAATTGCCGCAAGGGGATGAAGCGGAGGAATTGAACATCACAACAACTGGTTATCTATTTGCGGTCACAGCAGACTGGAGAATAGCAAGATATCAGTTGCAGCTGCAACTAGTGTACATTCATGACACGAAAGCAGCCAAATAAAAAAACAGAAAGTGAGGAATTGAGATAATGGGAAAAATTAAGCGTTCATTATTAAAATCATTTTTAAACACAGATCCAACAAAGACTGGCGGCCAGGAAAAGTGGGCGTTGATTAACAAGGGCGTAACTTCGCAGAAGTTCCAGTACAACCCAGAAACAACAACTGAAACATACATCGGCGAAGATAGCGCAACAACATCGGTAGACTCCTATAAGGTTAGCGTTCAAACACCAATGACAGCATTCAAGGGCGATCCAATCTTTGAATACGTAGACGCGTTAAGAAAGAAGAGAGCAGTCGGCGAAGATTGCGAAACTCAACTCCTTGTTGTTAATGCATACGACAAGCAGACAGATGGTTCATTCTCTGCAGAATTAAACCAGGTGACAATTCAGATTACAGAGTTTGGAGCAGACGGCGGAAAGCCATTAGAAGCACCATTCACAATCGCGCTTAATGGCGATCCAGTGTATGGAACGGTTACGTTTGAAGCAAACGGCGCTGCTAAGTTCAAGAAAGCAACAACAGCACCAGGCGTCGGCGGTTAAACATAACGCAATATGAGGCAAGTTCACATTAGTGGCTTGCCTCTTTATTTTTTAAGTTTTAAGTAAAGGAAACATGCTTGCAAATATTTAACAAGCACAAGAGGAGAATAAAAAATGACAGACAGAAGCAATCAACAAGCAATCAATAAAATCAGAATTAAACGTCGCGAGGATGAAGTCTATCGCATTAACATAAGCGACGACGGCCAGGAAATCGTCTTCGATTTATTAGATATTAACCTGCCATATAAGGTCAATAAAGCATTTACAGACGTCGAAAGAAATCTCCAAGTTTGCGAGGGCAATGTTATAGCAATTCGCAATAAATACAAGAACCAGAAGCCAACTAAAAAAGGCATGCTAACACAGGAAGAACTGGAGATCCAGAACGAGTACAGAAAAATGTATCAAAAAGACCGCGAGGCAATGGATGAATTGCTGGGCAAAGGAACCATGCAGGCGTTGTTTGGTGATAGCAATTATTTGACTATGTTTGATGATTTATTCGAGCAATTAGAGCCGCATTTAAGCCGCCTAGAAATTAACGTAGACAGCGTCAAGGAACGCTTGAAGAAGAAATATCACATCGGTGAAAACCGCGGCGATAATGGCGCTGTATTGAGCTGAGAGAGGCAGGCATGAGATATCCACAGGCAATCGAAGTAGACGGCCGCAGGTTTCCGATAAATACATCGTACCAGACGGCCATCCGTTGTTACGAAATCGTCCAGGACGAAGCAGTGACAGACGCAGAGCGCGGCGCAATAGTAATGCTTCTATTGCTGGGTGACATTCCGCAGGATCTAAGCGTTGACGGAATGAAGAGGTTGCAAGAATTGCTTGTCAAATATTTGCAATGCGGAAAAGAGCCGGAACAAATAAGAGAGATGGACGAAATCTTGACGGAACGCGAGCCAGATATGGACTACACGTACGACATGGGATTGATAATTGCGTCATTCATTAGTGATTACAAAATAGATTTATCCGAACCAGAAAACGAAACAATGCACTGGTGGAAGTTCATTGATTTATTAAACGGCCTAAGTCCAAAGTCAGCGCTAAACCGCGTGCGAGAAATTCGCAACAAAGACCTGGGAGATTACAAAGACAATCCAAAGGCTATGGAAGAGTTAATCCAGGCAAAGCGTCTGGTTGCATTACCGGAAAAGATAACCGAGAGCGAGCAGGAAGCGCTGGACGAATTCGACAGACTACTACGAGGAGAAGTAAAGGAAAATGATTAAAACATAAAAGCATGCTTGCAAGGCGAGCATAGAACGGAGGTGCATACATGAGTCAAAGCATGATCCGAATAAACACGAAACTCGACGCCTCTGGGTTTAGTGCCGGCGCGGATAAGATTAAAAAGAAAATTGAAGAATTAAAGAGCGGCATTGAACGCATAGGAAATGCGTCGGCAGTTTCCGACGGCATGAGGAAACAAACCCTGGAGATGGAAAAGAATTTATCTATCCAGGAAAAGGCAGTCGAAAAGACTAAAAGCAAGATTGCAGAATTAAAACAGAAGTATGCAGAATTGGCCGAAGCAAAAGCTGCAAAAGAAAACAGTATCGCAAGCGGCGTAAAAAATGATAAGCAAAACATTTTCGAGGCAAGCCTTGAGGGTAACTTTGCAGAGAAAAACGCGTTGGCCCAGGGCAAGTCAAAAGCAGAGGCGTCAGAAATAGGCGATAAAGCATTCGACGCGCACATGCAGAAGATCATCGACCAGCAGAAAGAAGCGGACAGTGGGTTCAAACGCATTTCAGCAAGCGCAAAGGATGTGGCCAATCAAATAGGTGAACAGAACCGCGAATTATTAAAGCAAACAGCGCTGCGCAATACAATGCAGGCACAGGTTGACGGCCAAAAGAACGACGAGCGCCAACTTCTCAAGCAGGCAACTGCAATGCAGAAGTTTAAGGAATTTTTCTCGAATAAAGGAAAAGGCGCAGGATCCAACGGCGGCGGAATTTCCAACTTGGCCAAAGGCATAGGCAACGCATCTGGCGGCATAAAGAATATGCTGGGATTGATGGGAAGATTTACGTTGATGACTTTCGGTGTAATGTCGGCATTCCGAGGAATTAAACAAGCCATCGGCGAGGCGGTCAGCCAGAGCAAAGAACTGCAGGCAGCCATTGCCTCAATCAAGATGGTGGCGGCTGTAGCGGTTCAACCAATCGCGGAGGGATTAATTCGTGGATTGGCCAAAGCCGTGAGTTTCATTGCGGCAATAATTAAGGCATTGACTGGAGTCGATATTCTGGCCAGGGCGGCTGCTGCGTCTGCAGAAAAGCAAGCAGGAGCAGCCAAGAAAGAAGCGGACGAAAGAAAGCGAAGCCTGGCGTCATTTGATGAAATCGAAGTCATGCAAAAAAATGACACCGACAGCGGAGGCGGAGGCGGTGCCGGAGGTTTAGGGTTCAGCGATTTATTGCAACAGGTTGACCTGGGCGAGAGATTGAAGAACACCCTCGGCAAAATTAAGACATTGTGGGATGAAACAACCAAGAAAATAAAAGAAGCCTGGACCGCCAACGATAACGGCGTTCGAATAATGTCAGCATTGAGCGGAATGGCGAGCGATTTATGGAATTGGTTTGACCGCATTCTTGATGCAACGATTGAGTGGGTTAAGAACCTAAACCTGGAGCCACTATTCAACTCAATAGCAAAGGCGGTAGAGGCCATGCGGCCTGTATTTAACGATATCCTGGGTATTCTTGAATGGATATACAACAATGTCGTCCTACCGATAGCGAAGCTGCTATTAGAGGAAGTTATCCCGGCTGGCCTTGATGTTATCGAGGGCGCGCTGAAAGCCATTCATTCAGCAATAGAAGCACTGGCGCCGTTAGCGCAAGATCTCTGGGATAACATTTTGAAACCAGTCGCAGACTTCCTGGGCGACGCTTTCGTCGGAGCGATAGAAGTCGTGGCGGACGCATTGAACGGATTGTCGGACTGGATAGACAACAACCAGGAAACGTTCGCAACATTAGTCGGAGTTATAGCTGCGCTAGTTGGAGCGTTTGAGGGAATAAGCGGCGCAATGAAAGCCGTTGACGTTGTGAGCAAATTAGTTTCCGGAGGCATTGCTGCCGTATCCGGAGCATTGGCCTTCATAACCAGCCCAATAGGAATAGCAACTATTGCAATAGGCGCATTAATCGCTATCCTGGTCGCATTAGTTCTTAACTGGGATAAGGTAAAAGAATTTGCGATAAATTGCGTTAATGGAATAAAGGAAGCATTCGGAAAAGTTGCAGCATGGTTCAAAGATAAAGTTCTTACACCGCTGGGCGACTTCTTTAATGCCTTCAAAGAAACCACGCTGCAGATATTGCAGGCAATCGCGACAGCATTCAAAGCAACCCTGGACGGCTTCGCAGCATTGGTTCGTTGGTTTGCCGACTTGATAGTTAGCACATTCAAGGGAGCGTTTGACGGTCTTGCAAAATCGTTCAACGATACCGTAAATGCGATACAGCAAATCTTTAACGGCATAATCCAGTTTATAACCGGAGTGTTTACAGGAAACTGGAGCCAGGCATGGCAGGGCGTCGTCAATATATTTAATGGAATAGTTGGCGGTATCGTTTCTATTTTCAAGCTGCCAATTAACGGCGTAATCGGACTGATTAATGGCTTTATTAGCGGAATTAACCAGGTTCGAATTCCAAGCTGGGTGCCAGGCTTTGGTGGTATGGGAATAAATATCCCGAGCATTCCATATCTGGCCAAAGGCGCAGTTATTCCACCAAATAAACAGTTTGTCGCAATGCTGGGTGACCAAACACACGGAAACAACCTGGAAGCACCAGAGGGTTTAATCCGACAGATTGTCAGAGAAGAAACCGGAGGCTTTAACCAGGAAGCGATCGCGCTGTTAAGAATAATCGCATCAAAGAACTTCTCAATCACCAAACGAGAAGCAGGCGCTGCAGCAGTTGAGTACATCAATGACGAAACGGAAAGAACAGGAAACAGTCCTGTTCTTTCGTTTTAAGGAGGATAAACAATGGCAAAAATGAGCGTTTATAAAGTTGACGGCGTGGCATTGCCACCGGTTATCCGAGGCAACGCCAAGTACAGCGAAAACGACCTGGCGGAGGAAGCGTACCGCGACGCGCTGGGCTTTACACATAAGAAAACCGTACGGTTCGGCGTTAGAAAAATCGAGTTATCATGGCCGCGCCTAACAGACGACGAGTTAAATTTGATCGCAGATTTAACAAAGGGAAAGGAGTACTTCAAGTTTGAATATTACGACCGCAAGAAGAAAACTGCGGGCGTGATCCAGGAAGCCTACAGCGGCAACACATTGAAGTACACAATCGACAAGGGCGCAACGAATAAAAAAGTCTGGAAAGATATTTCCATTTCAATCGTTGAACGATAAGGCGCAGGAGGAGGTTAAGAATGGCACAAAGCACAAGTCAAAAAACAATCATCCAGGAAGCCTTAAAGCGCGAGTTTACGACGGAAACAGGCAGGCCGAAGAATTACACCATCAAAATCAAAAACGGCCCTACATACACAGGAAACAACCTGTCAGACGGCGGCGTATCAATTACCGAGAGCCTAAGTTCTAACAATTCGTTTGACCTGGCAGCAGTAGAAAAGCCTACGATTGAGTTCACGTTATTAAACCTTGAAAGAAATATCGGTTTATTAAAAGGCAAGGAAGTAGAGCTGGCGATTACCGTCGGCTCTATGGCCATGCCAGCAGGAACATATATTATCGATAACGCAGAGAAGCAAAACGACCACTTGTACAACATAAAGGCGAGCGGCATGCTTGCAAAGTTCAACCAGGACGTCAGCGTATGGTGGAACAAAGAAGTACAGTTCCCAATTACACACAGAGAGTTGTTAATTTCTTTATGTAATAAGGTCGGCATTGATTACCAACTGCCGCAAACATACGCGAATAGCAACGCAGTAATTGCACAGAGAAATATGTACGTTAACGAAGCAACAGGTGCAACGTTCCTGGGTTATCTCCAGGAAATGGCCGGTTGTTTTTTCGTAACTTCCAGGCTATTGGATAACGGCAGAACGTTAACGATTAAGAAGATCACACAGCCAACCGGTACACCAGGAATGGTTTACACCGGAAGCCATTATATAGGCACGGTTGAAATTGCAGACTACAACATTAAAAAAATTGATGTGCTGCAGATAAGAGCAACAAAGGACGATATAGGAGTTCTTGCAGGAAATAAGGATGGAAAGAACCCATATCTGATAGAGGGCAACCCTCTGCTTTACGGAATGGCGTCTGCCGATTTGCAGCCGATAGCAACGGCCATATTTAACGAATTAAAAGACGTGCAATATATACCATTCACGGCCAGCATGATGGGCGTGCCATATATTGAGCCAGGCGACACGATCCAGTTCAATACACCAGCAGGAGCAACAATCAAAACGTTGCTAATGAAGCGCACGTTTGCAGGAACGCAGTTCTTTAAGGACGCCCTGGAAACAAAAGCGAAAGAGCAGAGAGAGAACCAGTCAAAGCCAGCCCGCACAATAACGATATTGAACCAGAAGCTGCACGAGTTCGAAACATCAATCGAGAAGTTCAAAAGCAAGATTGCGGATATTGCAACAGAGGTAGGAAACGCGAATAAAGGCACGCGCCAATATTACCTGCAGACTGCGTCGAAAGATACGCCATCGAAGAATGACAGCGCCTGGTCTACCACAAAGCCGCCATCAATAGCAGGGCAGCACATGTGGTACATGCTCGCAGATATTACAGCGAACGACAACGAAGTGCGCCATGAACCGCTGGAATTAACCGGCATAAAAGGCGACACAGGGCGTGGAATAGTAGGTACGCCAGAAATTACATACCAAGCAGGAAGCAGCGCGACAACGCCACCAACAGGCGAGTGGCTGGCCAATATTCCACTTGTAAACGAGGGCTACACTTTATGGATCCGTGCGGTTTATAAGTACAGCGATGACACGACGTCGGAAGTATTCTCTCCGTCAATAGCAGGAAAGACCGGCCGAGGAGTCAAACAAGTAACGCCGGAATATTACCTGTCAACTTCAAAAACAGAACCAACAGGCGGAACCTGGAGCGCAACACAACCAGAAAAGACCAACGACACGTGGGTATGGATAAGATATAAAACAACATTCACAGATGAAACGGTCGGTTATTCAGACGCAACGAAAGACGATGTACTGAATGGCCTGGTTGAATTGACAACAACCAACAAGTCGACAATCGAGCAACTTAATGGAAGCATAACGCACCTGGTAAACCAGACAACGGAAAATCGCAAAGGAGTCGATACAGTCAAAACGGAGCTGCAGACATTGCAGCAGCAGACGGCTGACGGCTTCAGTCGTACAATCCAGCGATCAGAGTTTGAAAAGACAGTCGATACAATCACAGAGAAACTGGACGAAAACGGCTTGCATATCGGTAGCGATAAAGAAGATACAGTTACAACGGTCGATACAAACGGCGTCAATGTAAAAAAATCAGACGGAACGTTACTGGCGAAGTTTGATAAAGTCGACAGCATGCTCGCATACCTTCGTGTTTTGGAATATTTGAGCGCAGGAGCGCACAGAATAGAAGCAAAGACAACTGTCGCAGAAATAACAGAATTCACAGGCGGAAAGATAAAGACCGCAGAAGTTAAAGCGTCAGTGATTAACTGGATTGGAGATATAAAGACTTATGGTAATGCTTAGTAATAATTGGCAAGTGGTCGCAGAGGCGACCAGGGCGCCAGGAGCAGCACGCGTCACATACAAATTATGGGCGCGCATTAATCCGCAGTACCACAGCATAGAACTAAACCGCGACTGGGTAGAAGTTCAGACAACATACGAGCTACACGTTGGTTATATTTATTCCGGAACTTGGACGTTTACCGGAACCGGATGTTCAACTGTATCTGGAGGCGGAACACTAAGAAACAGCGGCACATTACTGGACGGTGGCTTCTGGGCGTACCATGATACAAACGGCAATTATTCTGCAAGCATAAACAGTGATTTAAGTTTTTATTTTTCGGCAGCTGACGCATACCTGGAAAGCGCAATCGAACTTCCGAATATTCCACGAGCCAGCGGCGCAGTTTGGAAGAATAATAAAAATAGGGCAAAATTGGACGGTGAGAATACCGAAACAATAACCCTACTAATTGATAAGAAAGTTCAGAAATACCGCCATAACATATCCTGGGTGGTTGGATCAAGCGGCCAGAAGTTACTGCAGAAGAACGTCGACACCGAGTACGCATTCACGCCAACAGAGGACATGATCCAACACATGACAGACGCTCCGTACGTTTACGGAAATATTGTAATTGATACATACGCGTCCGGAGAACCAGGCGCGGTTTTAATTGGCACCAGATACGTCGGATTTTTTATTGACCTACCGCAAGAAAGATATGGTCCAATTATTACAGCTGCAGAAGTTAAAGAGATAGGCAATAACAAAGTAACTGATGAAAAAGTGTTCCGTTATTTGTCACGCAAGAAATTGACAATGCAAGTAGAAACGCGAGGCTTTGCAACAATTAAAAATATTTATGCCGTTCACAATAAGCAGCAAACGCCGCTAAAATTGACTGATGGAAAATATACTGCAGAGCTGGAGGGAATGGTTGACGGTAACGTTCAGTTTGTAATTGAAGATAGCAGAAGCTTCGTAAAGGCCCAGGAATGGCGCGGAACATTCGTACCATACTTTTATCCAACATTAACGGAGTTCAGCGCAGAACGCGACAATCCGACGGTTAACGACGGATATGCGAGCGCCAAAGGAACATATTACAACGGCGAAAGCAATCAATTAACAATCACCCTAAAAGACGAGCAGGGCCACAGCGTAAACTGCGCATATACGCCGAACGGAAATAACTTTGCAGTTAAGCAGAGAGTTAGCGGTTACCGATACGACCAAAACTATCAACTAACGCTGGTTTTAACTGATAGTTACGGCCAGAGAACCGAACGTTCGTACGTTTTAACCGGAAACTTGTGGGCCATGATTATAGGCAAATTAACAACAAGCGTCCACATGCTGTGGGTTCGTCGAAATGGAAATAATCCATGCGGAATTTATAACGAGGGCGATATGACGACGGTAGGAACTACATACGCGACCGGAAAGTTAATTGCGAGTGGTGGAATTGGAATAAAAGGAACAAATACTTTTATTATTAGGAAAGAATTTTCCGGCACACATCAGCCTCTATCCTCAATGTCCGCCGCATACATAACGATACCGTTCGAAGTGCCGAGTGGATATGAATTGCTAGATATTTATAGAGCACAGCCAGAAATGGCCATTACGGCTACAATCAAATCAGTGTATTCAAAGAGCTGCGTTGTCCACGTTTTCAATTCATGGACAAACTGGTCGTCTCCTAGCGGTAAGGTTACAATACACGGAATATTTATCAAGAAGGAGGCGTAGAATATGGCACAAATTGTTTTAAATAACGGACACCTTTATACATTAGATTTCATCCGGCCAAACCAGATAGGAAAGAGCTGCAGGCTGGACGATATTAAAATGATTATAGAGGACATGGCCCAGGAGAATATATCCGGAGCAACTGTAAAGGACGAGCCAGGACTAACGAAGATGGGCAATCTGAAGCTGAATAGTTTTAGCGTTGATTTCAAAGAGGGAAAATATAACATCACTATATTTTTTGACGAAGTACCCCAAAGCGAAATAGACTTGGCCAAAGAGAGAGCAGAGACCGAAGCGGTTGCACGATTTATCGCGTTAGGTTTGCAGAACGCAGAAATCAAAGACGTTATTAAGTGGGCGAAATTCTTAGAAGATTGGAAGCCGCGGAAGTTTCCGTATAAAAAAGGCGAACGATTTAAACACAATGGCAATCCTTACGAAGTTATCGAAGCTGTAACATCAGATGCAATTAATACACCGGATAAGGACTCGAAGCATTACAAGTTGTTGAAAGAACAAGAAAACAGTCAAGATAAGCCAAAGGTTGAAATCAAGCCGTGGGATGAAAAGAAGACCTATAACAAGGGCGATTTAGTTATCGCGCGCGGTATCGTGTTTATTTCCAAGATTGATGGAAATAAAGGCAATGAGCCAGGCTTTGGCTCTGCCTGGGATTATTACAAAAATTAAATATTGCTATTAAGGCGACCAAAGCGGCCGCCTTTTTAGATAGAAAGAAAGAGGTGGAAAAAATGGCATTACAAGGAATTGACGTTGCAAGCTGGCAGCAAAGCCTAGACTTGCGACAAATTAGTTACGACTTCGTAGTTGTAAAGGCGACGGAGGGAACCGGCTATATCAACCCATGCTGCGACACACACGTGCAGCAGGCAATCGAGATGGGTAAATTATTCGGCGTTTATCATTACGCCAACGGAGGCGATCCAATCGCGGAAAGTAATTTCTTCTTGCAAAACATTCAAGGATATATCCGTAAAGGAATTCTGGTTCTTGACTTTGAGGGAGAAAGCAACGCCGCATGGAACGTTTATCCAAACGAATGGATCAAGGCCTGGTGCGACAATGTTTATAACCAGACAGGCGTGAAACCATTAGTCTATATTCAGGCGTCCGCATTAAATAAGGTTGCAGGCGTAGGAGATTACGGCCTGTGGGTTGCAGAATACGCAGACAGCGAGCCGACATACTACCAGGACACACCGTGGAACGAGGGAGCGTACGCATGCGCAATGCGCCAATACGCAGGAGGAAACGGACGTGTTTATGGTTATGACGGAGGCGTTGACCTTGATAAGTTCTACGGCGACGCAGAGGCGTGGATGAAGTACGCGAACCCAGGAGGCGAGTATATCGCACCATCACCGGCAGCGGCACCTGTGCAGGTTGCTGCAGCAGCACCAGCAGCAGACTCGACAACATACATCGTTCAAAAGGGCGATACATTGTCGGCGATTGCGGCACGCTATGGCACAACATATCAAAGCCTTGCTGTAATTAACAACATTCCAGATCCGAACAAGATTTATCCAGGACAAGAAATCGTGATCAACGGAGCAACTGCAGAAGCACCGTCAGCAGGCGCTGTTTATTACACAATCAAGCCTGGTGATACATTGAGCGGAATTGCTGCAAAGTTTGATACGACATGGCAGTGGCTGGCCGAAGTTAATGGCGTTGAAAATCCTAACGTTATTTACGCTGGAACTACAATCAGAATTAGATAGGCGGTGGCTTCATGCAAGAAGGAATTAACCCAGTTTATCTCAGTCTGATAGTATCTCTTGGCGGTCTAGTTGCTACCATTTGGAGCGTTAATTCAACAATTCACAAGGGCAATAAAGACCAAGCAAAAGAACTAGCCGAGGAGTTAGGAAAGATGAACGCTAACATAACCTACGTAAAAGAAGGCATCACTGATTTAAAAGCAACCACCAGGGACGTAAGTAACCGAGTTATGTCTCTGGAAAATCGCTTGGCACAAACAGAAACATCTGTCACATTTCTAAGTGACAGAATTAGACAAATCGAAGAAAGAAGGGAAAGGGAACTAAAATGAAAGACAAACAATATTGGTTAAAGTGGGCAAAGGCAGCAGCAAGAAGAGCGCTAAAAACAGCAGCGCAGACATTCGTTGCGACGATTGGAACAACGGCAACAATCGGCGGCGTTGACTGGAAGCTCGTAGGATCCACAGCAGCGCTGGCCGCAATTCTATCACTCGGAACATCTCTCGCAGGTTTGCCGGAAGTAGAACCAACCAGCGACACCGAGGAAGATTTCAAGTAGCAAAAAACCCACCAGTGCGGTGGGTTCTTTTTTTATGCTATTTCCTCGAACGTTTCTGTGTCTGTATTTTCAAAGCGCATGATAATCGAGATATTATTCATATTATCGAAGCATGCCAGGAAGTAGTCCAGGAAAGGCGTATATTCGTCCTGCTTCAAAGATAGACAGTTTCTGTAGATAAAGGCGGCGTCATATCCAAATCGTTGGAGAACTGGAGCAGCGAGAAGAGAAGCGAACACACGCTCGCCGTCTTTGCATTCTGGTTCGGCAAGGTCGATATTTAGCAATTTCTGCGCATTTTCCAGTGTCATATTTCCGACTGCGGTTATACCGTTTCTATATTTTCCGATTAGTTGTTCGGAAATTCCGGACTTTTTGCTGAGCGAATAAGCAGTTTCGCGGCTTTCTAAAATTTCTTGTACCATTTCAATTAAATTTAAGTTTTTCATTTATCCTCCTATTAGAAACGCGAGGTTTCTTTTTACGTATATACTAACAATAATGATAGCGAGCAACAATATTTGCTATAAATATTATTAGTAATGATAAATAAAAAGTATTCAGTGGCCCCCTGAATGGCCCCCTGTTAAAAATATTCAACGAATAAAAGCGACACCACACAGTCAGAAAACGGCTAAAAATGGAGGTTTTAGAAATTGATAGCAACAGAAAAACAAATAAATTTGTTTCTGCTAAGCGGCACTCTATATAAGAAGTCCTTAAGGGACTTTTTTTGTTATTTTCAATGAGATTTATGCAAAGTTTTCATGCATCAGAAATGAAAATATCGGATGATTTCAGAGAATAAAATGAGGGATTTTCAACATTCAAAATAATAGGGCTTTCGGAGGGGAAAATTATCGAAAAAATTGGGCATTGAGATAGAAAAAAGTTCAATTATTTATTATGCTATTGAAAGACATAATTTAGTGGAGGTAGAAGTTGTGGATAGGATTGTAAAACGTAACGGACAAGTTGTTCCATATGATGGAGCTAAGATTATTTTAGCGATAGAAAAATCTTTCCTAAGCGTAAATGAAAGTGTTGATCAAACATATCTTTCTGACTTACTAGTGCAGATTGAAGCACAGTTCGACGGTCGTCAAGAAGTTGATGTTGAAGAAATTCAAGATACTGTTGAAAAAATCTTGATGAAGAATGAAAAGTATAACGTCGCAAAGAGTTATATCTTATACCGTGAAAAGCGCACACAGATGCGTAATGAACGCCTTGAGTTAGTGAAACTCATTGGGGATGAAGAGTTGGAAGATGTTTTGGTTGATATCCAGAAGGCTTATCCAGACTATGACTTAAAGAGATTGTATGAGAAGTTCTCTACAATGTCTAAAGAAGGTCAATCTCTAAAAGATAGAATTGCTCTATTAACAAGAAGTTCTGCTGAACTTACAACGAAAGAAGAACCAAACTGGGAAAGAATTGCAGGCCGTTTACTCAGTTACAGTATTGCTTGTGATTTAAAAGCGACTGAAGAGAAACTAGGTCTAACAAGCTTCTACCATAAGATTTCCTATATGATTGAACAAGGTCTATATGGAGCATATATCTTAGAAAACTATTCTCATAAAGAAGTTGATGAAATCGCAACATTAATTGACAATAAACGTAATAACTTATTCACATATAGTGGTTTGGACTTATTATCCCAACGTTATTTGATTCGTAGCCACCAACATGTTCTATTGGAATCACCACAGGAAATGTACATTGGTATTGCGATGCATTTAGCAATGAAGGAAACAAATGATCGTATTGGTTGGGTAAAGAAGTTCTACGATATGATGAGTTTACATCAGGTAACAATGGCAACTCCTACACAAGCAAATGCGAGAAAGCCATATCATCAGTTATCTAGTTGCTTTATCGATACTGTTCCAGATTCATTGGATGGTATCTATCATTCCATTTCTAACTTCGCTGACGTAAGTAAGTTCGGTGGTGGAATGGGTATGTACTTAGGTAAGGTTCGCTCCCGTGGTGGATCAATTCGTGGTTTTGAAGGCGCTTCTGGTGGTGTTATCCGTTGGATTCGTGTCATCAATGATACTGCTGTTGCGGTTGACCAACTTGGTGTAAGAGCAGGTGCTGTAGCAGTATATCTCGATGTATGGCATAAAGACTTACCTGAATTCTTACAATTACGTACAAATAACGGTGATGACCGTATGAAGGCTCACGACGTATTCCCTGCGGTGTGCTATCCAGATTTATTCTGGAAGATGGTGAAGGAAGACATGAACCAAGATTGGTATCTTCTTGATCCGCATGATGTCCTCATGGTTAAGGGTTATTGCTTGGAAGACTTCTATGGCGAAGAATGGGAAAAGAGATATTGGGAATGTGTACATGACAATCGTATCTCTAAACGTGTTCTTGTATTAAAGGAAGTTGTACGTTTAATCCTGAAGTCTATGGTAGAAACAGGAACTCCATTTGCTTTCTATCGTGATGCAGTTAACCGTGCAAATCCTAATAAGCACAAGGGTATGATTTATAGTTCTAACCTCTGTACAGAAATTGCACAGAATATGTCTGAAGTGAAGCAGGTTTCTCGTGTTATCAAGACAGAGGATGGTGATGAAGTTATCGTCACAACAACAAAACCAGGTGATTATGTTGTATGTAACTTAGCTTCATTATGTTTAGGTAATATTAATGTGACAGATCCAAAGGAAATCGAAGAAGTTACTGCAACTGTAGTACGTGCTCTTGATAACGTTATCGATCTAAACTTCTATCCATTACCAAATGCAAAAGTAACAAACCATAAGTATCGTTCTATTGGACTTGGTGTCAGTGGTTACCACCACATGCTTGCAAAGAACCACATCATGTGGGAAAGCGAAGAACACTTGAAGTTTGTAGATGAAGTATTTGAAAATATTGCATATGCATCGATTAAGGCAAGTAATGCGTTAGCCAAGGAACGCGGAAGCTATCAATTCTTTGAAGGCTCTGAGTGGCAGACAGGTGCATACTTCGACCAACGTGGGTATGAATCTGCACGTTGGAAAGAACTAAAGGAAGAAGTACATGCAACAGGTATGCGTAATGCATATGTATTGGCAGTCGCTCCAACAAGTTCTACATCTATCTTAATCGGTACTTCAGCAGGACTTGACCCTGTTATGAATCGTTTCTTCTTAGAAGAAAAGAAGGGCTCTATCTTACCAAGAACTGCACCAGAATTATCTGCAGATACATATTGGTACTACAAGACAGCACATACAATTGACCAGACTTGGTCAGTTAGAGCTGCTGGTATCCGTCAGCGTCATATCGACCAAGCACAGAGCTTTAACTTATGGATTACAAATGACTATAAGATGAGTCAGTTATTACAGTTATATGTACTAGCATATGATTGTGGAGTTAAGACTATCTACTACACACGTTCTAAGGCCTTAGATCCTGAGGATTGTGAAAGTTGTTCCGCATAGGAGGTAGAAACATGCAGACAGATCAGATTAATCGTAAACCGTTATTCAACCCTGAGGGTGATATTGATGTACGTAATCGTCGTCTTATCAACTTCAATACAACAAATATTAATGACTTTAATAACATGAAGTATAACTGGGTATCTGATTGGTACCGTCAAGCAATGAATAACTTCTGGGTTCCAGAAGAAATCAACTTGAACCAAGACAAGTCAGACTATCCGCGTCTTAGCTTGGCAGAGAAGACAGCATACGATAAGATTTTGAGTTTCTTAGTTTACTTGGATTCTCTACAATCTGCTAACTTACCAAACATTTCTCAGTATATTACTGCAAATGAAGTTAACTTATGTTTGTCTATCCAGACATTCCAAGAGTGCATTCACTCACAGTCTTACAGTTACATGCTAGACTCCATTTGTTCTCCTGAACAGAGAAATGATATCCTCTATCAGTGGAAGACAGATGAGCACTTATTAAAGAGAAATGAATTCATTGGTGAACTCTATAATGAGTTCGTTGCCAAGCAAGATAAACAATCTTTCTTGAGAGTTTGTATTGCAAACTTTATTCTAGAGGGTGTTTACTTCTATTCTGGATTTATGTTCTTCTATAACCTTGCAAGAAATGGCAAGATGCCTGGAAGTGTACAGGAAATTCGTTACATCAACCGTGATGAATCAACACACTTATGGTTATTCCGTAATATATTAGTTGAATTACAGAAGGAAGAGCCAGAATTATTTACACCAGAAAATATTCAGATGATTCGCGATATGATGAATACTGGTGTTGAACAAGAAATTGCATGGGGACACTATGTAATTGGTGATGAAATTCCAGGATTAAATAAGCAGATGGTTACTGACTATATCAAGTATCTAGGTAATACACGTTTTGCGACATTAGGTTTTGGTAATCTGTATGAAGAATACGCTGAGGAACCAGAATCCATGAAGTGGGTAAAACAATACTCAGACGCAAACATGGTAAAGACTGATTTCTTTGAAGCTAGACCATCCGCATATGCTAAGAGTGGTGCAATTGAAGATGACCTATAA